AAACTTTGACGACTATAATGCCAACTACACTGACATTCAAAGTGGTTGGACATATGCTGCTAAGAATCCAGGTACATGGGCTAATGGATTAAAAGTCTGCTTTATTGATGATATGGCAGATCAGATCATTGGTATTACAACCACTAACCTTAATGATCTTGGATTTAGCATAGGATTAGGTGTTACTGCTGCATACAGTGGAACTGAAGTTGGAGTGGGAACCACTGCTACAACAAACGGTTATATTAAAGGTATAATCACTGGTGTTTCAACTGATACAGTAGCTGGTAATAGCACCATTGATGTTAAGGTTGTTTCGAGAGTCAAGCAAACTGGTAACGTAATTGGTACAGAGACTTATATTGATTATAGTGAATTTGATGCCACTGCATCATTTACTTCAGGTGTAAAGATCAGAGCTGTAAACACTGCTGGTATTAACACTGATAATGGTTCAGGTCGATTAGGATTTTCTAATGTAGGAGTCGCTCAGAGTGTTAAAGACTGGTATAACCAGCAAACACTAGGATTGGAAAATAGCACAGTCTTCTGGAAACAAGTTGCATCTAAACCAGTCACTAACCAATTTAGTTTAGATAGAAGTGGTCAAAATGATGCGATGCACATAGTTGTCGTAGATGATGACGGTACTTTAACAGGTGTTCAAGGAAGTATTCTTGAAAAGAATATTTCAATATCTAAAGCATCTGATGCCATATCTGCTGTTGCTTCTCCTAGAAGAATATTCTATAAAGATTTCCTTGCTCTTAATAGTGAAAATCTATACGCAGGATTTAACCCATCATCTGCTCCTGACAACTTCTTTGAAACAGAACCAAGAGCAACTGGATTTACAACCACCTCTGGTGTTAAGTCTAGTTCGTTTACTGCAATCGGAGTTGCTGGAGGAATCTGGGGACAAGATGCAGCAGGAACTATATTCAATGCTTTAGGTAATGTAACATATCCTTTAGGTGGAGGTGTTAACTACGCTGCTACTGGTGCAAATGGTCAATTCAAAGCAAATCTTGGAGATATCTCTGCTGCTTATGATCTATTTGAAAATAAAGATGAAACGGATGTTAACTACTTAATAATGGGGCCAGGATGTGCTGCTCAAGATGAGTCGCAAGCAAAAGCAAATAAACTTATTTCAATAGCAGAGGAAAGAAAGGACTGTGTTGCAGTTATTTCTCCTCATCGTGACAACGTGGTGGACGTAACAAGCACTACGGATCAAACAAATAACGTTATTGAATACTACTCACCTATATCCTCTTCATCTTATGGAATATTTGATTCAGGATATAAGTATACATTTGATCGTTTTAATAATCAGTTCCGTTATATTCCTACCAATGCAGATATCGCTGGATTGATGGTAAGGACGGATATTGAACAGTATCCTTGGTTCTCTCCTGCTGGTCAGCAACGAGGGATATTAAACAATGCAATCAAACTTGCATATAATCCTACTAAGGCTCAACGAGATCTTCTTTATGAAGCAAGGGTTAACCCTATAATAAATCAGCCTGGAACTGGAGTTTTATTATTCGGTGATAAAACAGGATTGGGTTTTGCATCAGCATTCGATAGGATTAACGTTCGTCGTTTATTCCTTACCGTTGAAAAAGCACTTGAGAGAAGTGCTCAAGCACAACTCTTTGAGTTTAATGATGAAATTACCCGTGCTAACTTTACTAACATTGTTGAACCATTCTTAAGGGATGTTCAAGCTAAGAGAGGATTGGTTGACTTTAGAGTCATCTGTGATGAAACTAACAACACTCCTAGCATAGTTGATAACAATGAATTTAGGGCTGACATATTCTTGAAGCCAACTAAGTCAATTAACTTCGTTACTCTATCCTTCGTTGCTACCAGAACTGGAGTCAGTTTTGAAGAAGTAGCGGGAAGAGTTTAACATTTATAATTAATTACATCGGAGAATTTAACCAATGGCCAGTTTAAAAACCATTACCCAATTTAAATCAAGACTTGCTGGTGGCGGTGCAAGACCTAATCTCTTTGAAGTTAATATTAATGACTTCAAATTTGCAGATGCTTGGGATAACGAAACTTTTCAGTTTCTTTGCAAAGCTGCTGCACTTCCAGCATCTAATATTACCCCTGTAGAAATTCCTTTTAGAGGAAGAGTTTTAAAAGTTGCTGGAGACAGAACTTTTGATACATGGGCAGTTACTGTTATCAACGATGAGGACTTTAAATTAAGAACCTCATTTGAACAGTGGATGAATGGAATCAGTAAGTTAAGTGATGCAAGTGGAGCAACCACTCCTAATTCATATATGGGCAATGCGGTTGTTAATCAATTAGGTAGATCAACAACTCGTTTCGGTAATACAAATAGCGGAGACGGTGATGCAAGTGGTGGGGGCACACCATTAGAACCATTAAGAAGTTACTACTTCGATGGTATCTTCCCAACAGAGGTTAGTTCAATAGATCTTTCATATGAAAGTGGAGATGCTATTGAAGAATATACTGTTACGTTCCAAGTTCAATACTGGATCGCAGGTTCTAATACAAGCACAGGATCACCATCTGATCAAACTGGTGCAGTAATAGTGTGATAAATAGTCCAATAAAGGGCATTTTTAAAATAAATCATGGCTAAGTTATTTGGGTTCTCGATAGAGGACAACGAACCACAATCTCCTGGAGTAGTCTCTCCTGTTCCTCCCAATAATGAGGATCAGTCAGACTACTTTATGAGTAGTGGTTTTTTCGGTCAATATGTTGATATTGAGGGTGTCTATAAAACTGAATTTGATTTAATAAAAAGATATCGTGAAATGGCACTTCATCCTGAAGCGGATAGTGCTATTGAAGATATTGTAAATGAAGCCCTTGTATCAGATTCAAATGACAGTCCAATTGAAATTAATCTAGATCATTTAAATGCAAGCGATGGTATCAAAAAGAATATAAGGGAAGAGTTTAAGTTTATTCTTGAGTTATTAGATTTCAATAGAAAGTCCCACGAAATTTATAGGAATTGGTATATTGATGGTAGATTATATTACAATAAGGTAATTGATATTAAAAATCCTCATCAAGGGATTCAAGAATTACGTTATATTGACGCAACTAAAATGCGTTATGTGAGACAGCAGAAGAAACAAGAAGGTGATAAATTTAGAACGGCTGTTATGAATAGTGGTAATCCTATGGATTATGAGTTTCCTGAAATAGAGGAATACTTCGTATATAATCCCAAGGTAAATTATCCAAGTACAAATCCTACCTCAACAGGTAGTGGAGGAATTAAATTTGCTAAAGATTCAATTACCTTCTGTACTTCAGGATTAGTAGATAGAAATAAAGGAACAACATTATCGTATTTGCATAAGTCCATTAAAGCCCTCAATCAACTTAGAATGATTGAGGATAGTCTGGTTATTTACCGACTTTCCCGTGCTCCAGAACGAAGAATTTTTTATATTGATGTTGGAAATCTACCGAAAGTAAAGGCAGAGCAATATCTCCGTGACGTAATGATGAGATATCGTAACAAACTTGTATACGACGCATCTACTGGAGAGGTTCGAGATGACAAGAAGTACATGGCAATGCTTGAAGATTTCTGGCTTCCTCGACGAGAAGGAGGACGTGGAACTGAAATTTCTACTCTTCCTGGAGGACAGAATCTTGGCGAAATCACGGACATCGAATACTTCAAGAAGAAATTATACAAGGCACTAAATGTTCCTATCTCTCGAATAGAAGGAGATGGTGGATTTAACCTTGGAAGATCTTCTGAGATATTACGTGATGAAGTTAAATTTAGTAAGTTCGTTGGACGTTTGAGAAAGAGATTCTCAGCTATGTTCAGTGATATGTTAAGAACTCAATTGCTTCTTAAAAATATTATTACCACTGAAGATTGGAATATAATGGAGGAGCATATTCAATATGACTTCTTATATGACAATCACTTCACTGAATTAAAAGAAGCAGAATTGCAGAATGAAAGATTAGCTCTTCTTACTGCAACAGAACCTTATATTGGTAAGTATTATTCTCAAGATTGGGTGAGACGTAATGTTCTACGTCAAACTGATGTAGAGATTAATGAACAGGATGAGCAAATTGAAAAGGAAATTGCGGATGGAACTATACCTGATCCTGCAGATATGATGTTAGATCCAGAGGGTAGTGGTGGAATGAGACCAATGCCAATGCCAGAAGAAGAACCAGATGTAGCGGATGCTTCTCTGAGATCTAGTGCTGTAGACACTGCAACTACTGCGGATACAGAAGATAAACTTCCAACACCGAAGGGTGGAGAAATATAAATACAACTAGTTAACATTTGAAAACACTTAAAATGGATGAATTAATGGATATGATTGGTGCGGATGAGTCTGCTTCTCAGATAACTGATAAGATTAAAGACTTGTTGTATGCAAAATCAGCTGGTAAGGTTGATCTTGCTCGACCTGTTGTGGCATCTTCTCTTTTTGGTGAACCAGAAGTAGAAGATGAATATGATGACGATGATGAGATTGAAACCGAAGCTGAACTTGAGGTTGAAGAACCTGAAGAAGAAGCAGAGGAATAACTACTAAATAACTATTAAATGGACTTTAAAGAATAATGGCACATAGACCAGTAGTGGGAACGGGTATTTCTTTTACGGCTGTAGCAGCTGGAACGGCAACTACTTCGTTTGCAATTAAATCCCCTTATTTGAGAATAACTCCTAGAGCTGCAGGAGTGCATGTCTCTGTTTCTCAAACTGATGTCACACCTTCAATAGGTGAGGGTGATTACTATATTCCTTCAGGAACATCTGAGACTCTTTCGATGTCCAGATATTCTCAGAGAATAATAGCAATTACTCAAGCAGATGGATGTGTTTTAACATGTCCTGAAGGCCAACAAATGCCATTTAATGTTGGAAACTATGTAACTTTGATTGGTGCTAATGATGTAAACTATGATAATAAGATTACACATGCATTAGTAACTGCAGTTGACAATAATTCATCACAATATGATGGAACTTTTCAAACTAAGTTAACACTAGATGCTGATACAAGTGGTATCACTACAGCTTTTAGTTTCACTGAAGCAAATGGTGATGTTACTTTATATTCTTCTGCAAGATGTGCAGCAAAAAGTGATGGTGCTACTACCGATGTTAATATTATCCAAGTTCAAACTACAGGGGAAGCCTGATGAAACTCATTAGAGAAGAAATCGAAAGTGTAGAATTTCTCGTTGAAACTCGCAACGGTAGGAAGTCTATGTATATTGAGGGAGTCTTCCTTCAGGGAAACATTAAAAACCGTAATGGTAGAATGTATCCAATGGAGACACTTCGCAAAGAAGTTTCTCGGTATAATGAGAATCATGTTCAGTCAGGAAGAGCACTTGGAGAATTGGGTCATCCCGATACTCCCACTGTGAATCTCGACAGAGTTTCTCATAAGATAGTATCACTTAAAGAAAGTGGTTCTAATTTCATTGGTAAGGCTAAGATTCTTGGCACACCAATGGGTAAGATTGCATCTTCACTTATTGATGAGGGTGTCAAACTTGGTGTCTCTTCAAGAGGAATTGGTTCATTGAAACCAACTCGTGAAGGGGTAAATATAGTAGGTGATGACTTTATGTTAGCAACTGCTGCTGACATAGTTGCTGATCCTTCTGCTCCTGATGCTTTTGTTGAAGGAATTATGGAAGGAAAAGACTGGGTATGGGATGGGGGTATTTTGCGTGAGAAGTTCGCACATAAGACCTACAAAACCATCAATACATTGGTTGATCAGAAAGCGTTAGACGAGAGAAAACTCGATCTATTTAACGATTTCTTATCAAATATATAAAACTTCTAAATAAATATAGGTTTAATTACAGGAATCGGAGAGTTTACACATGTCTCGTGGAACAAAATTACAGGAAATGGACGGGGGCGTAACGCAATCCAAGACTGCTGTTAACGCTAACGCACGTCCTGGAGATCCCCTACCTAAAGAAGGTAGTAATGCATCTGGTATACAAACACCAGGCAATACACCACCTTTCGAGGATTTAGGTGGTCCCACACCAGAAAACTATAGCCCAACTAATGATTCGGCTAAGTTAAATACACCTGGCAAAACTCTCAAACAGGTTAAGGATGTAGTTAATAAAAACGCAGGTGCTCCAGACCCTATGCAAACTATGAAAAAAGAAGACGAAGAGTTTGAAGGCGAAGTAGTCGCTGAAGATGAAATGACTACAGATGAAGTAGTTGCTGAAGAAGAGGTCGCTGAAGAGGAGGTTATTGAGTACAACATCGATGATGATGTTAACGCTCTCCTCGGTGGTGAGGAATTATCAGAAGAGTTTAAGGCAAAAGCAAAGACAATCTTTGAAGCTGCTATTAACGCAAAAATTTCTGAGATCCGTGCTACTATTGAAGAAGAGTACGAAGCAAGACTCGCTGAAGAAATTGCCGAAGAAAAAGAGGCACTTCAAGAGCGTGTAGACTCTTATCTTGAGTATGTCTCAGATGAGTGGATGGAAGAGAATGCTCTTGCCATCGAGCACGGACTCAAAACAGAATTGACTGAATCATTCCTTGAAGGAATGAAGAGTCTTTTTGAAGAAAATTATGTAACTATCCCTGAAGATAAATATGATGTGCTAGAAAGCATGGTAGAAAAACTAGATGACATGGAAACCAAGCTCAATGAGCAAATAGAAAAGAATATTTTCCTCAACAAAAGTCTCGCAGAGGCAACTGCTGATGGTATTCTTGATACTGTTTCTGAAGGCCTTGCTGCCACTCAGAAAGAGAAGCTCGCTTCACTTGCTGAAAGTGTAGAGTTTGAAAGTGAGACTCAATATCGTGACAAACTGGAGACATTGAAGGAATCTTATTTCACTTCAAGTGCTTCAACTGCTAGAAGAACTGAAACCCTAACAGAAGGCGAAGCTGCCGCACCAGATACAGTTTCTGGATCAATGGCATCTTACCTTAAGACGCTTTCAGCATTTAAGCAGTAAACTGAATTAAACATTAAACAAACTTTAACTTTATAGGTAACAAGCAAATGTTCCAATCAGAACAGTTGCAGGAAAAGTGGAAGCCCCTTCTAAATGCAGAAGGTGTGGATGAAATTAAAGATCCGCATAAGAGAGCTGTTACTGCTGTCCTGCTAGAAAACCAAGAAAAATTTTTAAGAGAAACCTCTGCATTTGAGCAAGGTGGATCACTACTAAACGAAGCCGTCCCAACAAACCACGCTAACGCTGCTGGTGCATCTGGTGGTTTTGGATCTGATGCTGCTGCAGCAGGCCCACAAGCTGGTTTCGACCCAGTTCTAATCTCATTGATTAGACGTTCAATGCCAAACTTGGTCGCATATGACCTTGCTGGTGTTCAACCAATGTCTGGTCCAACTGGACTTATCTTTGCGATGAGATCCAAGTACAACGCCATGTCTGGTGGTACTGGTGGATTAACAAGTTCCGAAGCATTCTACAACGAAGCAGATTCTGCATTCTCTGGACAGGACGCAGGATTCGACCTAACTGGTGGTATGACCAGTCCTAAGGTTGGTTTCGGTACAACTGCACAGTCAGGTAACAACCCTGCTGTTCTTAACCCTGTTGGTACGGCGACTACTGAGCCTTCACCATACAACGTTGGTCAGGGTATGGCAACTGGTAGTGCTGAAGCACTTGATGATGGCACGGATGCCTTCAACCAGATGGCATTCTCAATCGAGAAGATCACCGTTACTGCTAAGTCCAGAGCCCTCAAGGCAGAGTACAGTTTAGAACTTGCTCAAGACTTGAAAGCAATCCACGGTCTTAATGCAGAAGCAGAACTTGCTAATATCCTCTCTACTGAGATCCTCGCTGAAATCAACAGGGAAGTTATTCGTACTATCTACAAGTCTGCTGAACAAGGTGCTGTACAAAACACAGCAACTGCTGGTATCTTCGACTTAGACGTTGACTCAAATGGTCGTTGGTCTGTTGAGAAGTTCAAAGGACTTCTATTCCAGATCGAGAGAGATGCTAACGCAATCGCTCAAAGAACACGTCGTGGAAAGGGTAACATCATCCTTTGCTCTGCTGACGTTGCATCTGCACTAACAATGGCTGGTGTACTTGATTATACTCCTGCACTCAATGCTAACCTACAGGTTGATCCTACAGGTAACAC